CCTCGTAGCGCCCCAGCATCTCCCGCTCGCGGTCGCCCGAAAGGATCAGCATCGGGCGGCAGGCGGGGCGCACGGAGCTCAGCGGCGCCATGGCGTCCACCAGCGCACACTCGCAGTCAGAAAGCGGTGCGGCCATGCTGCTGGGCGCATCCCGCGCCCGGCCCATGGTGGCGGCGTCGATCATGTACGCCGCCTGTTTAGCCAGGACGTTGTACTGGTCTTCCGGCAGGGCGCCGCCGTCCGTTTTGTATTGCTCAAAAGTGCTGTACATGGTTCATGCTCCGATCAGGTACCTTCGTCCTCGGGCTCGCTGGCCGCCACCTTGCGCACGCGGGTCAGCACGTTGTTGGTGACCTTGTAGCCGGTGTTCATCTCCACCTGGGCCTTGGAACCGACGAAGTTCTCGCTGTCCACGATGCGGGCGGCCTCGAAGTTGGTGATTACGCTCAACGCTTCGTGGTAGTACATGACGTACTGCACGGTGGAGCAGTCCACCGTCTTCAGGGTGCCGGTGCTGTCGTAGTAGGTGATGCTGCCCACAAGGCCGTTCGCCTCGATGAAAGTCATGCCGAGCCAGGTGCCCACGTTGCCGGTGTCGGCAATGCGGTCGTTTCGGGTGGGGGTGAACTCTTTGCCAGCGGCCAGCAGCACCTGGGCATAAAAGTCCGGGCTGCACATGACCATGTCGACGCGGCCCTTTGCCTTGATGATTTCGGCGCGGGTCTTGACGATGTCGTCCTTCACGTCGGTGATGGCGGTGGTCAGGGTGGCGGCGGTGCCCTCCTGCACCAGGCAGGCAAGGCCAGACTGCATCCAGCCTTCGCGGCATTCCTGGGTGGCGGTGGCCAGTGCTTCCTCGCCCGCGGCAAAGCCGACCGCAGCCGCCTGCACGCCATACAGCTTGTAGCTGCGCTGGAAGTTGTTGTTCAGCTGAATCGGGATCAGCGTGTCAGCCACGGCGGTGTCGGTAAAATCGCGGCCCGGCTTGCCGGGGGTAACGGCGCTGGTGGTGAGCTTGTGAACGTAGATCTGGCCGGCGGGGCCGGTCTCGTACTTGTCGGTGCAGGTCACGCCGGGCACCAGCACGGGGTTGTAGTAGAGGTTGGGTTCCAAAATGCCGGAATACTTTTCATCCACATTCAGTTCGTTGTACTTGATTGCCATACATCATTCTCCTTTCGGGTGGTAGAAGGGGTTGTTTTTGTACTTGTCATCGACGTAAGCCTGGCCGGCCTTGGGCTGCGCGCGGCCCTGGCCGGGTACCGTGACGGTAGGCGGGGTCTTGTCCGGGGCAAAGGCGTCGGGATCGGCGCCCTTGTACTCTTTGACAAAGTCGTCAAAGCCCAGCAGCTTGCCGTCGTCCTGCAAAGCCAGCCCCTTGCCCTTCAACTCGGCCAGAAACGCCTTTTTGGCCGACGCGCTGGAAAATTTCAGCCCGGCGGCTGCGTTCTCGGCGGCGTAGTCGGCCTTCAGGGCGCTGACCTGGGCGGCGGCCTTCTGCTCGGCGTCGGCGGCCTTCTGCTTCCAGTCGGGGTCGTAGCCTTCCAGCTTTTTGTTGGCGTCGGTCAGCTGGGTCCGGGCGGAGTCCCGCTCGGCGGTCAGGGTGGTGATGGTCTGCTTCTGGCGTTCCAGGTCGGCGCCGTGCAGGTCCATAATCTTCTGCACCTGCTCGTCGCTCAGGTTGAACTCCTTCAAGTCCTCGCGTTTCATATCGGTCCTTTCTGTCCCTACGCTTTTTACGGGGTCGCTCCCACGGGATGGCCTGTTTGTTACGCCCCGGCCGGGGCAAAATTTGTATAAAAAGTGCCCGTCTACCCCTCATGCAGGGCAAACAGGCACGAAAAAAGCACGGTGCCAATGCATCGTGCTTTGTGATTAAATGTCCAACTGTTCACACAGGTCATTCAAAGATTTTCCGTTGATAAAGGGAACGCTCATGGCTGCGTCTACCGACTGCACGTCTACCGCGTAGCCGTCATAGCACAAGCTGATATCGGTGCGGCTGATAGGGCAGATGGAACCGCTTTTCCCGTTGTACGAAAAATCAATGTCCTGTGTCAGACTGTCGATCCAGTTCCTTAAAGCGGAAGCCTTCATAAGATATCTGCGTTCTCCTTTCTCTCATCGTCGGTCAGTTCACGCACGGGACGGTCGCGGTAGATGATGCGGAAATCTTCCATAAGAAAACCTCATTAAAGCAGTTCGATCTTTTCAATCTCGGGCGCAAAAAGCTCGATGCTGTCGATCGTGATGCTTTCCGGGTCAGGCTCGTTATCCAGCGCAGAGGTGTAGTCGTAGGCGCGACCTTCAAAAACAGAGCCATCTTTCAGTGTGATGCGGACGTTTTTACCATGGGCCTCTTTCAGCGTCATTTGTGGTCATCCTCCTTTGCCGGTACAATGTGAGTGCCGCGTTTTCCGTAATGGATCGCAAAACGGTGAGTCGGTGTGGCTTCTCCTGTATCAAGGTCAACCACTTCACCGATCACGCGGTCCACAGTCACATGCTCCTTGTGGACCCAATTTCCTTTTCTGTCCAGCTTGGGCTCTCCCGTGCCGCTGTACTGGTTTACCAGCTGCTGCGCATCGTCCAGTGTGCCGTACAGGAAGCTGCGGTTTCCAAGGTCGCGGCCTTCCTCTCGGATGTGCTTGCGCTGGTTCCCGATGTTCAGCGTTTTCGGGGTGTCGCTGGAACGTATAACGGCAAGCGCTTCGCGCTTTTTCTCATTATACAGAGTTTCCTGCTTTTTGGCAACCGCCGTCGCCTTGCTGGCCTGGCTGTGCCCAAACTCGGACACGCTGGTGCGGGCGCTGTCGCTGCGGCCGCCGGTGGCCCGCACAAAGTCGTTCAAATCTTTACGGGCGGCGCGCAGCTTGACCGCAGCGGCGGTGGTGTCCACCCCGGCGGCGTCCTCGGCCAGGTAGCGACGCTTGAGTTTGCGCACCTGCCGTTCCAGTGCGCGCTGCATCTGGCTGATCTCGTACCGGGTGTACCGTTTTCCGTTGTATTCCACATCGCGGGCATTCAGTTCGGCCAGGCGTTCGTCGGTGTAGTTGCGCACCGACACACCCGGGAAGAACGGGTAGAAATTGTGCCGGCAGTTCCAGCCGCACAGCCCCGGGCCGGTGCCGTAGCCGGTGGCGGTCTCGAAGTCCTCATACCATACGCCGTCCAGTTCAACGGCGCCGCCGATGTGGTAGACCTTGCCCTGCCAGACCGCATGTTCGGGCCGGGCGCCCCCGTGGGCGGTGACCTCGACGAACTCGCAGCCGACCTCCTCGGCGCGGGTCAGCTGCAATTGGGCGCAGGTCTGGTTGACGCCTGTCAGCACCGCCCGGCGGACAGCTACCTCCAGCGTGTCGCGGTGGCCGCTGGGGTAGGTGACACCGGCCATGTGGCCGGTCAGGCCGTCGACTGCTCGCTTAATCGCGGTCTTGTAGTCGAACGCGCCGGACGATACCTGCAGCCAGACGCGGTCCAGCGCGCGTTCGAACTCGCCGGTCACGGTGTGGGCCGTGGTGGCGGTCAGGTTCTGCCAGGTGCCCAGGGTCTGCCGGTAGCCCGCATTCAGCAGGTTATTGAGGGATTCGTTGGTGTCGATGGCGGAGGGGGCAAACCCCAGCGCCTGGTATAGTTCGTCATCGCGGGCCAACGTTTCCAGCCCCGCGTCCAGCAGGGCATGCCGGATGGCTTCCTTGCTCTTGCCGCTGTACTTGGCCAGCAGGTGGACGACATCCTGGTGGCAGGCCTGCACCTGCTCCAGCCGCCAGGCTTGCCAGGTGGCTGTGTCTGTCAGCCGGTCCAGCTCGTCAAGCTTTCTGATGCGTCGGGCGATGTCCCGCAGGATGTCGTCTTCGACCTGCTGCCACAGCTCTACGACGGCGTCGGGCAGCGTGTCGAGATAGTCGGGGGTTAGCATCAGACGCTACCCGTCGGCAGGCCGGCAAAGGTCAGCGTGTCGCCGGTGTCGGCGGGCATCATCTCGCGGGCCTTGTCCTCGCTGACGCCAAAGTACCAGGCGATCAGAAGTTCGGGGCGCAGGTATTTGGCGTCGGCCATCTGCATGCGGCGGGCAAATTCGGTGCCGGTATCTTCAAAGATGCTGTCGCCGAAGCTGACCGCCGGTTCAAAACTGCCCGCCGGGGCCAGGCTGTACAAGCTGGCGTAGGCGTCGAACCAGTACAAGACGTCTTGCAGGCCGGTGGCTATGCCGCGGTCTTGAATCGCCTTGATGGTGTTGTAGGTAGTCTTGTCGTCGCTGATGATTTGTGTGGCGGTCACGCGGCCGGTCTTGGGGTCGATGGCAAAGGTGCCCTGGCTGAACCCGACCTGCATCTCCAGCATGCGCAGCTGGGTCTCCATCGCCGTTTTGTACTCGGCAAAGCGGAAATTCGGGGTATAGTCGTCCCAGGGCTTTTCTTCCGGCATGTCCAGCGTCATGTAGTAATCGCTGGCCAGCTCTTTGAAGCTGATGGCCGGTTTGCCGCTGACGGGGTCTTTCATCGCGGCTGAACGGTCCAGGATCATGCGCCGCTTGCCGGTGCTGCGTTCCCAGAAGAAGTCGTAGTAGGTGGCGTCCAGCTCCCGGATGCTGTCCAGTGCGTTGGCGTACAGACTGACCGGATAGGCGCTGCCGTCCACCGTATTGACAAGCGGCATACGCAGCAGCCCGAAGTGAGGCCGGTCTATGCCCCGGATCAGCAACTCAGGCTGCAGCTCCGCCCAGCGGGGCACGTCAGAGAGAGGAATTTCAGCGCCCATCCAGCCGTGTTCTTTCAGCCGGTAGGCATTGTTGGTGATCTGCAGGCCATCGGCCTGCATGGCAAAGGCTTCCACCCGCACAACGGCGGTCCCGTCGTCCAGCTTGTCAAAGTCGGTAAAATACCCCGCGTCCAACCGTCGGTTGGGGCCCCAGTGCCGCGGGAAAATCCGGCTGCGCGGGATGATTTCCACATAGATGCTGTCGCCGTCCACATACGGCTTAATAGCCGCC